CTATAACCCACTAGCCAATACTGATGACGGTACGTGTATTGCAATCATAGAGGGATGTACAAATAACTTAGCTTTCAACTACAATCCAAATGCAAATGTCGATGATGGAAGCTGTATTGCTACAGTATATGGTTGTATGGATCCAGCATCGTTTAACTATAATCCACTTGCAAACATTGACGATGGATCTTGTATCTATTTTGGATGTATGGACCCATTAGCTCTGAATTATGATTCGACAGCAAATGTAGACAACGGTACATGTATATATCCAATATATGGATGTACAGACCCTAATGCTTTCAATTATGATCCATTAGCTAATACCGATAATGGAAGTTGTATTGATGTTGTTTATGGTTGTATGGACCCAACTGCTTTCAATTATGATCCATTAGCTAATACGGATAATGGCTCTTGTGAGCTAGTTGTTTTTGGATGTATAGATTCCACAGCATTAAACTTCGATCCACTAGCCAACACAGATAATGGTACATGTATATTGCCAGTTGCTGGATGTACAGATCCAAGTGCCTACAACTACAATCCAAATGCAAATGTAACTGATTCATTCGCTTGTTTATATGACGCTGGGTGTGTAGGTGGTCCTGGAAATCCTTATTGGTTAAATGATGGATGCTATGCTTGGGTAATAGATGTAGATGTTTATTGTTGTGAAAATGAATGGGATGCATCATGTCAATCTATGTATGATTACTGTCAACAAGGGTGGCCAGTGGGTATTGACGAGATGGATATTAATGGAATTCTCGTATATCCAAACCCAACAAACAACATCGTCACTATTGAAACACATCTAACATTTAATTATGAGTTGAGAGATATGATGGGTAAACTAATATTGACTGGAAAGGATAATCGTTTAGAGTTGGGCATATATGAAACCGGTGTATACCTCTTAACACTAATACATGAAGAAAAGAGATTTACTAAAAGAATTATAAAACAATGAAGCAGCTTTTAATACTATTCTTACTAATACCAACAATATTATTCGGTCAAGAAGAGCAATCTAAGTTCTCTAAGACTGTTAAAAAGTTAGTCAAATACTCTACGTTTTATGGAGCAGTCTCGGGTGGTAATTCAATCTCAGACGTTGATGTATTTTCAGTGACAGATGGATTGCAGACAAACACAGTTAAAACACCTTTTGATTATTCTATTGCAATAGGTGTGAGAAAGATTGCTAGATTTGGTTATGAAAATCGAGCTAATGTGTTTTATGATGGCACAGAAAAATCATACGGAGACGCTGCTACAATTGGAAAAATAAATGGCTTTGAGTTCTTATTTGAAGCAGATTGGACCAGACAGCAAGGAACCTCCTTCTTCAATCAAGATCATTTTTTACGATATGTAGCTGATCGATGGATAGCTAAGGTAGAGTATGTACAAGATGGGTTTGCTGATATTCAATACTTTGAAGCATCTGAACGATACAGACAAAAGATAGGAGATAAATTGTCATTCAATATAGGAGCAGTGCAGCGTATATCCGAACCTTATGGGTACAATCCTTTAGAGAGCTGGTTATTGTCGGATGGCAACTTACACTACACTCAACTGGCTCTACAAGAAGGATACACAGCAGAGTTTGATGGTTTTGGTGGTGTAACGTATTTTGATCCAAATGGAGATTTAGTAGCTGAAAACACACAAGTGTGGGAGGCAGTTGTAGTACCGGAAGTATTGGCAGAGTACACAGAAAAAGAACGAAGTGCTTTAGCATTGCAATGGAACCACTCCCTTGTAATAGGTTTTGATTTCTATCATTACACTAAAGATTTTTGGTTGCATTCATGGGGTAATGTAATGCCAGTACATCTAAAGGCAAATAGCGAATTTTCATATCACAACTTTAACAACGGTCAATGGATTGACTACTCAGGAGGATTAGTTTTTGGTTACAAGTTTAATAAGAGTCTAGGAGTGTTCCTAGAGGGCAAATACAACAAGTACTGGAATCGTAGTTGGCACAACTTTAGTGTCGGTGTCAATTACATAATTTTTTAAAAATGGCAAAAGAGTTAAATGAAGATACAGGTTTTAAGGTTAGTATCAAAACTTTGATAGGTCTTGCGTTCGGAATAGCCACTGTTGTGGGAATGTGGTTTGCGTTACAAGCAGATATACAAGAAGCTAGAGAGCTTCCTATACCGCCAGATCCAGAAGTAACACGAATGGAGTATGATATGAAAGATCAACTGGTTCGACAGACTATTATGACAACTCAAGAAGATGTCACAGAGTTGAAGGAAGATATGGATCGTATAGAAGAGAAAATTGACAAACTAAGATAAAAGCTATGAGATTAATATTAATGTTTGCGTTGATGTTGCTGTGTGCTACAGAGAGTTATTCCCAAGTAGTTGTTAAGCATTTTAATGCTTCATGGAATGATGCTAATAAGGTGGCTTGGCTAGGGAAGTTGTCGGACTGCAGTGTTAAATACTATGATCTTACCAAATATCCTAAGTTAAAAACAAAGTATAAAATAGTAGTGTTACCTACTATAATAGTGTTTGTTGATGGTGAAGAGAAGAAAAGATACCAAGCTAATATTATGATGCAGGTAGATGTAAAGCAAGAAGATGTGCAGGAGTTTGTAGATGAGTCTATAATGAGTGATTTTTAAAAAAATAAAATATGTTGTTAAAAAAAGGAAGTAGAGGTTTAGAGGTAATAGAGTGGCAGAAGGTGATAGGTACGCCAGCAGATGGAATATTTGGTGCAGGTACAGAGAAGTTGACGATGGTGTGGCAAAGGAAAAATGGCCTAGTAGCTGATGGAATTGTTGGTCGAGCAACATGGGAAGCTGCAGGAATTGACACAGATAGCACTAAGGACACTACGGCTGAAGACACAGCATATGATAAGGATGATAAGTTAGCAAAGCATGGAACGTACACAACTAAGGACGGTCTTGTGATCGATAAAGTGTATTTGGATTCTGATGAGTATGTGAGAGATTATGGTAAGATTGAACCGTTAGGCTTCTTTATACATCACACTGCTGGTTGGGACAATCCATACAACACTGTACACAGTTGGAATAAGGATAAGCGAGGAAGAGTGGCTACTCAATACTGCATAGGAGGCTCTAATGTAAAGGGTAAAGAGGCTAAACACGATGGTGTTGTAGTGGAATGTTTTCCTGATAACTATGTAGGTTGGCATTTGGGTAAAGTAGGAAACTTTAAAATTTCTAAGATGTCTGGAGGTGTTGAGCTTAACAACTTTGGATACTTAACCAAGAAGGGTGATAAGTACTTCACATACGTTAATACAGAAGTAAAGTCAGAATATGTTTGTGATCTAGGATACAAGTTTAGAGGACACCAATATTGGCATGCATATACAGAAAAACAAATTGAATCACTTCGATTGCTGATATTACATCTTAGAGACATATATCCAAAAATGGATCTAGTCAACGGATTACCTAAACTCCTAAAAGAAGGAGTACATCCTAAAGATGCTTTTGAGTTTAACTCAGACGCTTACAATGCTAAGCAGTTTGGATTATGGACACACACAAATGTTCGTAAAGATAAGTTTGATTGTTTTCCGCAACAAGAGTTAGTCGAAATGCTTAAAGCTTTATGAAAACTACCATAGTGTCGATATCAACTACATGCGCATTTATATGTTCTTACTTCCTAGGCCTTGCCATGGATAATGCTGAACAGTTTCTGTCAGTAGGTTGTGTTGTCTTGTTAGATGGTTTCTTTGGAGTTATAGCAGGAATTAAGAGAGAGGGGTTTCGAACTTACAAAGCAATAAAAGTACTAAGAACTTTAGTCTTGTGGTGGGTTATCCTTGGAGTGCTGCTTTCTATAGAGAAAAGCTTTGCGGGTACCTCATGGTTAAGTGAGACAGTCATTGTGCCGTTTTTAATCTTCCAAGTAGTGAGTGCTCTCAAGAACGCTTCATTGAGTGGATGGATAAAAATGGATCTTCTCAAGAAAATCCTAGAAAAGATTGATCAGCACAAAGAAACTAAAGAATAGTAACTATTTATTAGAAAGCTAATCATGATAAAACTTCGCAACATTCTTCAAGAATTAAATGAGTGTGTTATTGCACGCTGCCGTGTTGATGGTAATGTCGTATTAGCAAAGAATCGTGATAGAATGTATGCTCCAGACCTTGAAGTAGTCCATGAAATTGTGAATGGCATAGAAATGGTATATATGCGAGATGTCCTAACGGATTGGAGTGAAGGTTTGAATGAGAAGGGTATTGGTGTAGTAAACGCCTCTTTAATGGTAGGTTTCGATGAAAAGGAGGGAGATTTAGCAAAAGATAAAGCTAAAAAGGGTAAAAACGGCAAACCCTCTTATGATGGATTGAAGATTAGAACAGCATTGCAACAGTCTAAACTATCCCAATCCATGAGATCGGTAATTAATTTTAGAGGAGATGATGAGGATGATGTTGGGGTAAAAGGACTTACAATTGTGTCAAACGCTAAGCACAGCTACATTATCGAAATGAC